AGAGTTCAAGATTTATCTCGTATCAGTTATATCGGCTATTTATCACATTTAAGAAGAGTTAATATGCCCATTGATAGAAGTTTGAAAATAACGTCTCCTCATAAACTTCATTCACATCAATATGGAATTATGTGTCCATTTGAAAGTCCTGATGGAGCTTCTATTGGATATTTGAAAAATCTCGCATTATTGGCGAAAGTAACGGCGGGAACTAATCCACAATTTATAAGAGAATGTTTATTAGATATTGGAATAATACCTATTGAAAATTATAATCTTAAATATGATAGAAATATTACAAAAGTTCTTATTAATAATAATTGGTTTGGGATTACTAATGATCCTATTAAAATTATGAGAACTTTGAAGGCATATAAAAGAAATGCCTTAATAAATATCTTAACATCTATTTCATGGAACACATTTGATAATGAGATAAAGATTTTTGTAGATGCTGGAAGAGGCGTTAGACCTCTTATAATTCTTAATAAAGGTAATTCAGGTTTAACGAAGGAATATAAAAGTTGGTTTGATATGATTATAGGGAAACATAACAAATATGGGAAGAAGGAAAGAAGTGAGGAGATTTATTATAAGAATGAATATACTAATCCTAAAAGTTTAGAAATATTCGCAAAAAAAACCGATGAAGAAATTCTCAATATTCTTGAAGAAGATGGTGCTATTATTGAATATATTGATCCACAAGAAACAGATACCTCTTATATTGCTATGAGTAAAGCAGATATCAATAATTATCACACACATCTCGAAATACATCCTTCTACTATGTTAAGTGTCGTTTCTGCTAATATTCCTATGTGTAATCATAATCAATCCGCGAGAAATGTATTTCATGCCGCGCAAACTAAGCAGGCTATTGGAATATATGCTACTAATTTTAATAAAAGATTTGATACATTTGGATTTATTCAACATTATCCTCAAAAAGCCATTATTAATACTCGTCATGCTCAATATACTGGTAGTGATGCTATGCCCAATGGTGCTAATTTAATAGTTGCTATTATGACTTATACCGGATTTAATCAAGAAGATAGTTTAATAATTAATAGGAAATCTATTCAACGTGGATTATTTCATTTATCTTATTATAAATCTCTTTCTGCGAGTGAAAAGAAGGTTTCACAATATGAACGGGTGATTTTTGCTAATCCCATTAAAATGCGTGAAGAAGGTTATAAGATTAATGGAATTAAACATGCTAATTATACTCTTCTTGATGAGAATGGAGTTGTGAAAGAAGGTTCCTATATTCCAAAAGGTCAGACTGCGGTTGTATTAGGAATGATATTAATTAAAGATGTTCTTAAAGAGGTTAAACGAGGTTTATTCGTGGAACAAGTGAAGGAGACAACTTATAGCGATGTTTCATTAACTACTGATGAAAGTTATTATGGGAAAATAGATAAGGTATTCATTGGTTCTAAAACATTAGATGATGACATTCGTGTTTGTAAGATAAGATTTATGAAAATTAAAATACCTGAATTTGGCGATAAACATTCATCGCGCCATGGACAAAAGGGCGTTATAGGAATGATATTAGATGAGGAACAGATGCCTTTCACAAAAGACGGGATAAGACCGGATTTGATAGTTAATCCTCACGCAATTCCTTCTCGAATGACGATAGGACATTTGGTAGAATGTGTCTATTCAAAATTATGTTGTTTAGAAGGATTTATGGGAGATGGTTCAGTATTTATAAATTTAGATTATGAGAAAATTTATGATAATTTAGAAAAGGTTAAATATGAGAAATATGGAAATGAAATTTTATATAATGGATATAATGGAAAACAAATAAATTCGTCTATATTTATCGGTCCCACTTATTATTTCCGTCTTAAACATATGGTTGCTGAAAAAATAAATGCTCGTGGAACGGGACCAAAAGTTCAATTAACGAGACAACCAACGGGAGGTAGAAGAAAAGCCGGTGGATTACGTATAGGTGAAATGGAAAGGGATAGTTTAATTTCCCACGGAATTTCTAAATTTATTAAAGAAAGTTTAATGGAAAGGTCTGATACTTATAGATGGATTGTTTGTAATAAATGCGGAACTGCTCCTATTTATAGTAATAAGATTAAAGATAGTTTCTGTAAAAATTGCGGATGTAATGATGTGAATATCATAGAAACTCCTTATTGTTTTAAATTATTAACACAAGAATTTGAGGCGATGGGTATTCAAATGCGTTTTAATTGTGATTATGCTGATCTTCAAGTTGAAGAAGGAAGATTTAGTGATGATGATATTATAATTGACGAAGATATGAATAATGATGAACCGGTAGAAATGAAATTCAAGAATAAATTCGCAAATCTTTCGATAAAAGAACTTATAGCAAAAATAAAAGTTAAATACCCAAATATGAAGGGATTAACATTAAAGAAACGTCCAGAATTAATAGCAATATTAGAAGGAGCATCAAAGAATGTAGAAATAATTGAAGATAAGGTTAAGGTTATAAATGAGAAATCAACGAAGAAAGAAATATTAGATGCTGTTAAAATTAAATTTCCTGATAATAAAGGATTAGAAAAGATGAAGAAAGATGAATTATTAGAATTATATAATGGAAAAAAGAATGTTATTACAAAAACTCTTATCCAATTAAAAAAAGAAGTTAAAAATAAATATCCAAATTTTAAAATTAAAACAACGATGAAAAAAGAAGATTTAATAAAAATCCTTGAAATGACTGAGGAAGAATTCAAGAAGATTAAAGGTGGTTTTGGAGATGATGATGATAATGATGATAGTTTAGATGAGATAAGTAATAGTGATGATAATGATGATAGTTTAGATGATAGTGAGATAAGTGATAGTGATGATAATGATGATAGTTTAGATGATAGTGAGATAAGTGATAGTGAGATAAGTGATAGTGATAAAAAAGATGGTGGAGAAATTAATAATGATAATTTTGTTGATGAAATAAAAGTAATAAAAATATAATTAATTGATAGATAAAGATGAATGATTTATATTATAATATTATTATAATTGTTTTAGTTCTTGTTCTATTTTTAGCATATATCTTAATAGCATATTTTTATAATTCTTATAATAATTATAAGGAAGACGTGGATGATAATTTTGATAGAACTAAGAATTATATAAATTCTACTATGACTAAAATAGATACTAATATTCGCACAAGTGTCAATGAAAATAATAATAAAATTACTAATACTTGTAATTATATAAATGATATTAATTCAAAAGTTAATAGACTTGATTTAAGAACGAATGATAATTACGATACTTTAAATAGAAACATTAATTCAGCTAATTCAAATATTAATAATACTAATATTAATTTAAATACAACTAATTCAAATTTATTAAATAATCAAATAAATCTTAATAAATTTGATACAAATTTAAAACAATTCTTTCAATATAAATCAAATGGAACTACTATTAATGATGCTATTTTTAATTATCAATTTGGCGTTTCTCCAAATCTTTCATTAGACTTATTAAGAAGTGTGAATGCTATTTCTGGTATGACCGTTCAAACAGATAATACTAATAATTTTAGATTATGTGATAAAAGTTCTAATAAAAATTGTATGGATATGAGTATAGATAATCAAGGTCTTAATATATTCCCTACATCATCTACTTTAAATAGTAATAATACCACAAATAATATATATATTTATGATAAAACAAAAACAAATATTATCGCCAAATTTGATTTAGCAAATAAAGGAATTTATTTAGGAGGTGGTGGAGAAAATGCTGGGATGTATATCAAAGATAGTAATGTATATATTAAAAAATTAAATGTTATTAATAATGATAGTTATGCTAGTATTACTAATTTTGATAAGAATTTAAGAGGACAATCACAAACATATACATCATATCCATTTGATTTCACTGATATTAATTATCAAACTCAAATAACCGGAATTTATTCAATAATAAGGGGACAAGGAACAGCACCTATACAAAACATTCTTATAATAAATTTTAAAAGTTCTGATATTTTAAAAACAGGCCAACGTTTATTATTTGATATTCCTGAATTAAATAATACTGAAACTAATTATTCAATAACAACAATCGAACAATATCCAGCAAATTTAGTTGGTTCCGTTATATTAGATCCAGCCAAAATAACTTTTACTACTTTAAGTCAAATAGATAAAAATATAAGTTATAGAATAAAAATAACAAGTGATAAATTAACCATTAATCCTTTATTTACAGAGCCAGTTATAACAAATATAATTAATTATCGTCTATAAATGGATTATTATTATTTTTCTTTTCATTCATATAAATTAAATGAAATTCATTAATTTTTGGTAAGATTTCATTATTCCATTTTTCTTTATTAAATTTAACTTCTTGAATATTAATTAAATTCAATTTCCAATAATTATATATATAATCACTCGAAAGTTTATCCATTTCTTTATAATTTTCTTCAATTGTTTGAAGAGGTTTCGTATATACATATTCAATCTCCCCATTTCCTTTCCTTAATTCTGCTATAATTCCATGATAATTCACATCTTTACATTCTTTCTCATATTCCTCCCTTGTTTTATAACAACTAAATTCACATTCAATATAATCACAATCATTTAATTTACATACCGCCAATTGTCCCTGAATTTGATATTGATATTTTTCAGGAATTTCACCATCTACAATCTTCCTCTTATAAGGACATTTAATTTCTATCATTTTACCATCTTCTGTAATTCCATCAGGAGATGCTCCAAAATTCTTAATATCTTCATTAATTACTAATCCAAATTCATAAATTTTCTTTTTCTTCATATCCTCATATATACTCGAAGCAACTTGCTCAAACATAGTTCCCCATTTTAAAGCAGGAATAGCATTTGAATTATATGTAATTCCTTTCAATTTCTTTTTAGATAATGATAATGGATTTTTAACAGCATCGTATAAATCACTCGCAGTCAAACGATTTTCACGAAGTTTAAACCATTCTGGCGTTCTTTGTTTGATTAATGGTCTTGTTAAAAGCTCTTTAAGAACTTCGCGAGGATCATTCATCTTTTTATTTCTCTTCTTCCATTTTCTTCTTATATGCCTTTGACGATTTGATTTTTTTTTCATTTTCTGTTTTGAGACGATTGATAGTATCTTTTGTATCTTTATCTAGTTTATCCGGATTTATCATTTTTTTATTATCCTTCGTTTTTAATTTAGAAATTGCTATAATTTCTTCTCGTTTTTCCAATAAAATTTTATTGAAATTATATAATAATTCATCATCCGCCATCTATATTAACCTTTAAATAAATATAAATAATCAATTTTTAAATATAAAAATGATTTTATTATTTTAATTATTATTTATGCCTAATAAATGTATTAAATGTAAATTAAAACAAGCATTCTTTAATAATCCAAATGAAGTTAAAGGTTTGTATTGTGCTGATTGTAAAACAAATGATATGATTGATGTTAAAAATCTTAAATGTATTATATGTAAAATAAAACAACCTAACTTTAATAATCCAAATGAAGTTAAAGGATTGTATTGTGCTAATTGTAAAACAGATGATATGATTGATGTTAAAAATCTTAAATGTAAATCTTCATGGTGTTCAACGCGTGTAGGATATAAATATAAAGGTTAATGTTTATTCTGTTATATTCATTTATTTCCAAATGAAAATATATGTAAAAATTATAGAACTAAGGAAAAAGCAGTATGCGATTATATAAAAATTAATTTTCCACAATTAAATATTATTAACGATAAGAAAATTTATGGTGGTTGTTCTAATAGAAGACCTGATATATATATAGAATTAGACAATCAAATAATTATAATAGAAATTGATGAAAATCAACATAATAATTATGATTGTTCATGTGAAAATAAAAGATTAATGGAAATATCAAGAGATGTAAATCATAAATCAATAATATTTATAAGATTTAATCCAGATGATTATA